AGTCTTTTTTGAAATTTCTTTCGCCATATCTGCTGCTAACTCAAGTTCTGCTATCGTTATTCCGTTTTTGGCTGCAACAGCAATGATTTGCGTTGCCATAAATTCTATTTTTCTTAAATTCTCCACCGCTTCACCTCCCACTCTAAGAAATAAGCTTGTCAACTTTGACTTTTAAAACATCTGCAACCGCTTTAAGGCTCTTTACTGTCGGACTCGAATCGTTCCATTTGCTAATAGCACCGTTTTTAAGTCCAGCAGTAGTTTCTACTTGTCGAACACTAATACCCTTTTCTTCACATATTGCTTTAATCCTATCGTAAATCAGCAACTTATATCCTCCTTTCTTTTAGAAAAAATTCTACCTTATATATTGACATGATGTAGATTTTATTCTATAATCAAGTTACCAGCAAAATCATAGACAACATCAAAATCTGTATTTTATATTTGGTAGAATTTTTTCTACTTCGCATATTTGTATTATACAGACTATATTCTATGTTGTCAATAGTTTTTGTAGACTTTTTTCTACTTTTTTTATCAGGAGGCCACCATGACAACATATGATATAATTTCTGACCTTTGCAAACAACGTGGAATTGCGATTACGGCCTTAGAAAAGGAATTGGGATTTGGAAGGGGGTATATTGGTAAATTTAAGACCAGAGGCACAAGTCCGACAATAAAAAAACTCCAACAAATAGCTGACTATTTTGGAGTGTCGGTCAATGATTTAATGCCCGGAAACGAAAAGGCAGAAGCTGACAGATACTATATCAATCCAGAAACTGCGGCCATAGCACAAGACATTTTCGAAAATAAAGAACTGCGTCTGCTATTCGATGCTGCCAGAGATGCAACCGCAGATGATTTGAAAACTACGCATGATATGCTTTTAGCTTTGAAAAGAAAGGAACGAGGCAATGTCGATTGACTACAACGTCCAATTGATTAGCTTTCCATCTGGAAAAATACATGAAGCCGTAACGCCTAATGAGGATGGAACCGTTACTATATTTTTAGATAAAAATGCAACCAGGGAATCTCAAAGACAGCGGTTCTGGCATGTTATGAGGCACTTAGAGGGAAATGACTTTGAAAAAGATGATGTACAGAATATTGAATATAATGCACATTATGGAGGATGCTCATGAGTATTAAAGGAACGACTAAGGAATTATATATCGGTAAAACGGGAGTTAATTTGATTACATTTATGGGGAATAAAGTATCCCTTACATATGAACAAATGAAAAGAATTGATTATTGTTATGCGACCAGCAAAAAAGGGTATATGAATTTTGTAACGCAAGCAAACATTATAGAAAATTTTAATTTTTCTAATAATGCAAATGAATTGATTCAAAAAACTGTTGACTTTATTCATGAATATGCTCCTAATTTAGAAATGATAGAATATCATTTAGACGATGAAAAAAAGAACCGTTCAATAAAAATACAGGCTATTTTTGGATATAAAGAATTGGGATTGAAAACAGGATACATAATTATTACTCAAGAACCTTCTGGAAAAATATTTTTAAATAAAGATAAGTCTACATTCTACGATTTAATTGAATATGAATGGGATGGACCAGAGTTTTCAACTTTAACAACTTCTTCAGGAACTACTACAGAAGAGAGCAAGACAAAATCAAAGGAAAAAACATCTAACATTGGATTAGGAGCAGTTGTAGGTAACATAATGCTTGGTGGAATAAATGGAAAAAATAAGGGATTATCAAAAACTATAGGGAATGTAGTTTCAAATTCTACAGAACTATCATCTAATATTGAAAAGTCTACCAATGCTACTATTACTTTTAGAAATCAAGATAGCAAAAAAATTTTCAAATTGTCATTCAAATGCACTAGAGAAATTGATTCAAAAATACGATGTTTTGATTTCTCTAAAATTCCTGATAAAGCGATAATAATTAATGATGTGAAGCAAAATTTAGAAGGGATTAAGGCCTTAAAAGAATTACTTGACATTGGAGCATTAACACAAGAAGAGTTTGATGAAAAGAAGAAACAGATTTTAAATATGTAAAACAAAACCGGCCCCTGCGCCAACAGGAACCGGCCTACATACCCGAAGATATGCACTATAATTCGCACCTATATTGTACCATCTTCGGGGCGGCTTTGCAAGATATTTGCGGAGCTGTATTTTTTATACCTATTTTCAGGAAAATCAATGAAGGAGGAAAGAGAAATGACTACAAAAGCCCCGAAAAAGAAAAAAGGAGAACTACCATCCAAAAATATCCGTGTACAATTATACTTATATACGGATGAGAAAGGTAAACGGCATTACAAAAGTTTTGTTGCCCCATCACGCAAAATCGCACAAGAAATGGCTGCCAGATGGAAATTAGATATGAAAGATAAGCCCATAGAGAAATACAATGAACCGGAAGAGGACGAAGAAGATATTACAGTCAATGATGCTATTGAACGCTATTTAAGCGCCAAGAGCGGTGTTTTAAGCCCTTCTACGCTTAGAGGGTACACTGGTCTGCAAAGACAGTATTTCGGCGGCGCATTTGGCCAAAAAAAGCTTTCTGAACTGACAAGTCCATCTGTGCAAATATGGGTAAGTAATTTAGCTGCAAAAAAACTATCTCCAAAGACGGTAAGAAATGCCTATGGTCTGTTATCTCCAACACTGGAAATGTTTGCACCCGAATTAACTTTAAACGTTAAGCTGCCTCAAAAAAAACGTCCTAACTTATATTGCCCCAATGACAAGGATATTAAAAAGTTGCTGGACGCTATCAAAGGCACTGATTTAGAGATAGCCGTATTGCTGGCTGCGTTTGGTCCACTTAGAAGAGGAGAAATAAGCGCTCTAACCGATAAGGACGTGGATGGAAAAATTATCCATGTAAGAGATAATATGGTCAAGGGGCCAGACAATCAATGGTACATCAAACAGCCAAAGACGGATGATAGTACACGGGATGTAGAAATGCCAGCATTTGTAATTGACCGGATATCTGAAAAAAAAGGAAAGCTGGTTGATATGAACCCGGATTACATCACACACCGATTCGGGCGAGTACTCAAAAAGATTGACATACCCCATTTCCGCTTTCACGACCTACGGCATTATGCCGCATCCATTATGCACGCTATAGGGATACCGGACCAATATATTTTGCAGCGGGGAGGATGGGCCAGCGATAATATTATGAAAACCGTATACAGAAATGCAATTGACTCTGAAACCGTCCGGCAAAATAAAAAAATTAATAAGCACTTTGAAAAATTGAACAGTATGTAATAAAACGGCATATTTTTCGTGTTGCATCGTGTTGCATATATCATAAAAATTATAGTATATTCCTCCGTGATAAGCAGAGGAAGTGATGTTTAAAAACATGAAAAAACCTTGTAAATACGTTGTTTTTCCCGTATCTACAAGGTTTTATGGAAAAGCTGCTGACGGGAATCGGACCCGTAAAATACAACGGTTTTATGCGGTTTCCAGGCTCCGTGTTGCATATCGTGTTGCATATTTCCGAAGATGGTATACTATTTATAGAAGCGTCAGTGTAAAAATCTGGCGCTTTTATATTGAATTAGAATCCTCTATGTACCAGATTTGCTGGGCGCCATTATCCTGGCTATGCCAGCAGGCTCCCTCCAGCAGTCCATTCGGTGTCGGGTCGAAATAGTACCAGTCTCCTGAGCCGTCCTCCGGGTCGCACACGGTGCCATTCCAGCGGTGCCAGCTGGTGCAGGCATAACCATCCTTATTAAATAAGTAC